TATTTTCATCAGTATCGCTATAAACTTCTGATATTACATCATTTTCAGATTCTATCATGTTTACGTCTAATAAGTCACCTTCCTCGAAACCTATGAAAAGTACTGTATTTTTTGTATCGTGTGATGCTATAACATCAGCATCTTTAGTTATTGGCGTTGTTTTTTTAACAAAATTATCGGTTTCTCCAGATATTTTCTTTACTGGCAATGTTTTTGTTCGTTCTAATACATTTGGTTCTAACACCAAACCCAATAATTCATTTGTTCTCGCTGGTAATGTTTGAGCTATTTGTTCAAATACACTCAAATCAAATTTTGCTATTAAATTTATGTAGGCATTGAAATCATTTCTATTTTCGTATTTTTTCCAATATTCATTTGAAAATTCATTTAGTAAAAAATACTCCTCATCGTCTATTGTTGAATAGTCCCCGATGTATTCTGATAAGTCTGTATTTCCTATTGATTCAAAAATATCTTCATTTATAATATTCTGTGGTGAAAATGCCACTGTTAACCTATTTGAATCCGGTGATCCAGCTGTTAATATAGATTTTTCATATGAGGTATGCATGTTTAATGCGCTGTTTAATGAAGATGAATCTATTCGTATTTTATCAACATAATCCAAATTAGCGCCTAACCCAGCAACTTCCATATTATAAACTTCTGTTATTGCTTCATAAGATCTTGAAGTAAATCCAACTAAATACGCTTCTTTTGAAGAACTTTGAAATGTTTTTTCTTTTTGATTTGGATGACTACTTTCTATATTAGATGTTACTGCTAAATCTATTGGTTGCCAAAATTTAAATTGGGCCTGTAAATCATAGAATGAAGATGTTGATGTATTTCCATTATAAGCTCTTGCAGCTAATACATGATTGTCAAATGCAGTTTGGTTTAATTGATTAGACCAATATCTCAACTCAAAAACAGCACCAAATAATTTTTTATCGGTTTCTATATTAGAACCTTTACCTATTACTAAATTACCATTTGAAGACCATGCACGATTATAATTTGGATTTGATGATCCACTAACATAAATACTTGCAGACTTTTCTATCGATAATTTTCCATATTTTTCAGTTTTCAGTATAAAATCATATATTTGATTTTCTGCCCATACGTCATCTGTGTATTTTCTACGAATCATTATGTTTAATGGTACATCGTCATATAGATATTCGTCATAAAAAGATGCAGTTACATAGTTAGTCCCATCGCCCAACCAAAATGTCAACGTTCCTTTCTCTATATCCGTACCATTTTTATTTATGGTTACAAACCAATCTACTCTCGAGCCAAAATTTTTCTGTAAAACTACTTCATTTTCTATACCAGCATAGTTGTATATTTTCTCTGGATTCATTCGCCACCTAAATGTTACGGTGTCGGGGTAAACCCATTCATCTTGATAGTAGACCTTTTCCCAAGGAATATTTATGTATTGTTGACTACTACCTGAGAAATTTAGATAATATGTTGCTTTATCATAGGTATTTTTACGTACAGTATCAGAGTTTGGATTATAATACCCACCATGCTCACGAATGTATAATAGTGTTTGTGGTATGCCATAAGCTGCTAATAACGCCTTTATACCACGGGTAGTTCCTTTTGTTTTTTGTATGTATGGGAGATTATTTAATATTCGTCTCCAAACTTCTTTTGTTCTTTCTTCTTCCGTTCTATTATATTTTTGTCCTAACACGTTGGTTTTTTGTTCAAAATCTTCACCTACACCTAACGCAAATTCCCATAATTCTTTGTCTTGTATATTACTCGATAATTTCCAACCGAATGTATTTGTAACAGCTTCAACTAAATCTTGTGATAATTGTTTGCTTGGATCTTGGTCTCTTGTATTTTTTTTCAAAATATGATTTATGTAAAGATAGACAATATCAAAATGTTGTCCAATCATATTTACAAAGCTCATAAACTGTTCGTTCTGAGAATCCGATGTTATAAATTCGGGTAAAACAGCTTTAAGTGAATTTACATTGTTTCTATCAAATGTTTCCGCTAAATCCAATGTATTTTTATACCAATCCTGTACAGAAGTGCTATTAAATCTATAGAATCTATAATCACCCGTTTTTGTTCGTATATCACCTATTCCAAAGGCTTCATATTTTGGAAATGAATTTATCACCCCTGAGTTGGTAGTATATTCTTCATAGTATAACCACTTTTCCCAGTCGTCAAATCCAGATACAATCTTATCTCTTAAATTTGTTATTAAGATTATATTATTGTCCATATCAACTGTTGAAGCTGCTATTGATGACAAGTTATCCAATTGACTTGAGTATGTTTCTAAGAGTTGCATTTTATAATAAAAATTTTCAACTCTTTCTTGTGCAGATGAATAAAATACAAAATTTTCAAATTTAGTAAAATCTATGTTTAGTTTTATCGAAGGATTGTTTCCATTTATGTATTTATTTAATATTTCTTGACTAGAAACAGCATTTTCACTTAATAGATCATTCCAAGATTTTAGTTCAGTATCAGATGCTATATTATATGATGAAGCTACACTATAATTTGGTCCTCTTAATTGATTAACATTCTTTTTAGTTTTTAAACTTGAATCTTGAATTTCAAAAGAATCAATATAGGGTTTTAATATTTGCGTCTCTAACCAACATTCAGCCCTTAAATCCAAATAACTTGGCAAAGGTTTCATTAATTTAACATAAAAATAATTTAAACTCCCATCAGAAGTTACATTTATTATGTCTAATATTCTATTTTTACCAAAATTAAGTATAGTAGTTGGTAAATATTTCTTTGGTTGTAAATAATTTAATACGAAACTTGTTAAATTATTTTGTTCTATTTCATCATTTGGATCTGTTAAAGCTAAAACTATTTCTTGTCTATTTCTTGATATTTCAGCTACAAATAATTTAGTTAATGCACTTCTGCTACTTATTATCGGTCTACTAAAATTATAGACCAATCTATAAGAACCCATTGGCAGTTTAAATGGAGCTACATCACTTAAAATATCAAAATATATTGTACTAGGATCTTGTATATTATCGACTGTCCATGATTTTATATCGTAGATTGATCCAATGTAACTTGTATTTTTATTAAATACATGTATCTCTATTTTATCTTTTTGAATAGAATTTATTGGATTATCGAAATAATTTATAGTTGGTACTATTATTCGCCTTTCCTTATTTACGGAATATCTAGCACCTCTAATAGGTCCATTAGATGCAAGTATTTCATTTATATTTTCGTATGAAAACGTCATCTATTTCCTTATGAATTATTTTTTATTAAATTTATTGTATTCACTAACTGTTCGGTTTGTTTCATAGATAAATCTTCTATTTTTTGCAAGCTTTGACTTGTTGCAGAAGCTATAGTTTGTACTGAATTTCTTAGTTGTTCTATTTCAGTATCTTTTCTTACTATCTCTTGGTCTTTGAATTCCATTTCTATCATTTGTGATAGTATTTGTTCATCTTTTGATAAAATAGTTTCGTCTTTGAATCCTATTTCTTCTTGTAATTGAGAAACACGTGCATTTGCTCCAGCAACGGAATTGGCATTTGTATTTATAAGATTTGCCAAACCACTATAAAAAGCATCTGTAGCTGATTTGTCAACTTCATCCATATTTTCTAATGAGTTGTCTGCCTTAGCTCTTGCTTCTTCTAATATATCAGAGTACCGTCTCAACACATAATCTTCAGCATTTATAGCTTGTGGTAAATCTTTAAATCCAATATCAACTACATAGGCAAAATCATCTAATATAAATCTATCATCAACAAATGCCAATTCTATTTTTCCCTCACTTGTTTCTGATTTATCTATAGTTAATGTACCACGTGGATTTCTCTCTAAAAACTTACTCATCGTGTTACCTTGAAATAATGATTATTGTCAAAAACCTGAATATTTTCTTCATCATCACTAATAGTTTTAATAACCACTCTATAGAATCTTTCTGGCTGAAATGAATTCATCCAAATATTAAAATAACTACTTGTACCGTCACAACTTATTTTAGTTCCCGTATCTGAGTATGGTATGTATACTTCATCTGTATGTGCATCACGTATTTCATAATATGATGATGACGGTAAATAATAATTTTCAGTATAATAAGACTTTGTAGTGTATGTTTTAGTAGGGTATCTTAAATTTGCATATATCCTTATTTTAGACCTATCATTTATTGTATAGTATTTTTTTAATTTAACGTTCACATTCATGTTATCTAAATTAACTTGTGTTAAGCTTCCCGTATTAAAAACAGAATCGTCCCAAACAACATGTAATTTAGGAACATATATCGTATTGCTATCTGTACTAAAGAATTGTATAGTTGTAGTACTGTCTGTTAGTCGTTCTACCTCATCACTGAATTTCACTATAAAGCCTTCATTTTTTATATTAGAACCACTCATCCAAGCATAAACTATGGGTGTTACCTCCATGTAAACGTCTGAGGTTTCATATGAAAATGATTCTGTACATTCCAATTGTGGATCATTCCACCAAGTACCACCACCGTATCTCGCTTTATAAGATCCTGTAACTAATGGGTTTAAACTCTGTGAAATATTCCACTCTAACCCCGTTTTAACAGAAGACCTATATTTCCAAGATACACCATCTGCAATAGGGTTTCTATAATCTTTTTGTCCAGTGCCGTTTATCCAAGATTCACTTATTGGGTATGTGTATATTTTATATTCTTGCGGTATTTCTTGTACGTTCGCAGTCTTTAATTCTAAATAATATTTAGCATTATTTGGTATTTTATTTTGATCAATATATTCTTCCAATCTATTTAAATTAAATTTAATCAAAATTCTACTGTTAAACATTGATGATGTATCATTAGTATTAGATTGATGCGATAATTCTAAGATAGAATCTATTCCAGAATTTAAAGATTGTGATTTTTCATATATCGTAGCATCGTGATTTGCATAAATAGTGTATATCATTAGTATGACCTCGATTTTCCAAATATATCATTATCCGGAAATTTTATTTCAAATATAGATGGATCTAAGGATGGAAATATTATTCCATCTTTTGTAGCGGATGAAATATCATATACATGTTTTGAATATCCCATCGTTTCATTGTATTTATTTACAACTTTCAAATCAACTACTGTTTGGACACCCTCAATCCTATCCAATTCCGTGTAAATATTACTCAATATTATTGGTTGATTTATTTGCCATTTAGATGTATCAAAATATTCTTTAAGTCTATTTATACATTTCAAAATAACTTGATTTCCATTTTGATTTTGGAGTGATATAATTTCAAACTCTATTGCTATGTTTATAACATACGCATCTCTGATAGTAATGCCATCTGTTAACATTCTATATTGATCTAAATATGTTTTAAGATTTTCTTTAGTTGTATCATTTATCGGTATTAATTTACCGTCGGCATCATATCCAGAAATATAATAGGTTATTCCTAAATTATTTTGAGACATATTTTTTTCACTAATTCCGTTATATGTTAATTCGGAATCTTTTACAACGTATACTTTTGCTATAGAACCATATTTTGCTGGAAGTGTGTAAGCTCGTAACATATAGTCTTCTTTTGTAACTGCCCTGTTCTGTGAAGCAAAATGTGCCAATGCATTTTGACGTATTTCTTCAACATCTTCTCCGATTTTCCCCCCAGTTGCAGGATTTGGATTTGTTACTGCCAAACTATTATAGACTCTTGAATAAAGAGTCGAATCTAATCCAAATTCATCAATTAATACACTTTTATTTAATATACGTGTAATTGAATCGCTAAATACATTGTCTTCTGGTCCACCACCAACTGTATAATTTACTGTTATTGTTGTATTATTTGGTGCTATTCCATATGTTTTTGTATACAGGAAATTTGCTGGATTTAGGTCACTAATTAAAATATTACTCGAATTTTTCATATTCCCACTTACTAAATCCGGATTAGGAATCAATATCTCATCATTAAGATCGGAAACACCCGCCCCAAATTGAATTTCAAACGTTCCAAAATCTCCAACTTGTCTTGTTGTGAATCTTCTTGGTATTTTTCTTAACTTTAACAAATATGGTGACTGTTCTCTATTTTTTGTTAAAAATTTATCATTTCTTGGTATGTTTGGAACAGATTCAAATATCGTGTCTTGAGCTAAATACGGTACGTGATACCATTTGTTACCATCCGAATCTACTGCATCTATTATTTCTATTAAATTTGGTTCATTTAAAGTTACTTTTGTATATGGTACGGGACTATTGAAAGTGAAGGATGTTGTGTTTATTATACCCGATACGGCATTAACCGATTTTTTCAATAACCAAAATTCAACGCCCCCAGTAGCATCATTTATTTCAAATGGTGTGACTTCTGTTGGATCTAAACTGCTACTATATTTAAAATCTAAATAGTTTAACGTTCTAAATCGTACAGTAGTATCTCCAGCATCAGAAGCAACAACCATACCTTCCTCCATCGCCATTGCATAATTCCAATCAGGTACAATTATACCATCATCGTTTGTTATGGAAGGAACTATTTGGAAGACATCTAACATTACAACAGAAGCGACTCTATTTTTTGGCATATAACCCATCGATTGAGCTATGTTTATTATATTCTGACGCTCGGATGCATATGTTATCATAGATTCTTGGAGTGTAACATCTGTATAATATGATAGCACATCACCTACATACGCAGACATCTCTAATAACATCATTCCTGGAGAAGCTTCGTTAAAATCTTGATAAGTATTTGGAAAATAGGTTTTAGTAAAATCTATAAGATTTGCTTTTAATGAATTAAAATCTTTTGCTAAATACCTTACATCTTTTTTTATTAAATCTGCCATTTTTTACTCTAATTACGTTATAGTTAATGTACCGTCTTCTGCTATGAATAGACGCACGGGCAAATATATGTTAACACCAGAAACAAACAAAGTCAAACTTATAGCCACAGTATGTTTTGGCTCAGCTACATACATAGATTCTTCTGGATTAAAGTCCATATTAACGTCAGTGACACTCACATAAGGCATCCAAAAGGTTAGTGCTGATGTTATCTCCCCCAAGAGGGCATCTTTAAATTCTCGTTCGTCCACTATTTGTTCAAACAGGAAATAATGTAAATCAGTACCAAACTCTGGTTGCATTATACGTTCACCCTTTCTTGTTGATAGTAGATTTCTTAGATTGGTTAATACCTGTTCTACATTTGTATAGCTAAAACTAAATATACCATTTACATTATTGAATGGTAGAGTAATACCTATAGGTTTTGAATCCTTTACTTGTTTTGATGGATCTGTTATTGGTTGGTATATTTTTCTTCTATGCCGTATCAATATTATCTCCTACTCTTTTCGTCTATTTTTTTAAGCAATTCGGAATAATTTCTGTTTAAAGCATTTGCAACTTCACTTGGTATCTCTGAAGAATCCATTCCATTTGGAACTATTGTATTGTATGAATCTACATCACTACTTGTAAACCTTAGTTCATTTAAATCTTCGTAATTTTCTGTAGTACTTCTACGTGTTTCTTCCAATAAATCTTTTATTGACGCGTAATTAGATGGTACTTTATTTGAAGTAGTAGCTTTAATCTTTTTTGATTGATTTATTAAATCTAATTCTCTATTCCTGTCTTCTGAAATCTTTTTATTAGCATTTGAATTTAATTTCTTATCCAAAGCATAATCAATTTCTTCTCTAATTATTTCTCTTATTTTACCAAAAAACTTTTTAGAATCCATAATAATACCTTAAATATAGTGTTTAATATCAATAAATATAACGTTTTAAGTTTTTGTCACCAAACATAGACAAAATGCCAAGATTCGTTAGGTGCATCGCCCCAATACCAACCAAATCTATCACCATTTAAATTTATCCATTTTTTAGCCCCATGACCATATCCATTAGCACTATCCTTACAGTTTAAGTCACTACCAGCAGGCCAAACATCAATTGCTTTACCCAATCCATGATTTGATCCACCTGGAGTTGCAGCCAATGTTGGACCGTATCTTTTATATGCTGCTACTTGTTGTGCGTAATTTCTGTATCCTGATGTTACGTATATGGTTACTCCATCAGCCTTAGCGGCATCATACATTTTGTTAAAAGCTGCTGCTGCGTCCT